GCTGCTTCTGCAATGTTTTGATCGCTCGCGTCTTGAAACGAATCAGCGTAGTCCCTAAATGCCTGTGCTCCATCCGTTAGAGACTTGGCCATTTTCTCTTGACCGATAGCCTCATAGAATTTGGCAGCACCCTCTCGAAGATATGCAAAGCCTTGAAGCGCTGAAGCAAAGAATCCCTGAAACAGGGCTTGCGTGCTATCGATGAGCATTGACCATCCGTTCCAGATTCGCATGACCGTGATAACAGCCTGAGCAATACCACTCGTCAGAGTTGTCGCCACTGTTGTCAGATACTCGACCAGCTTCCCACTAACTAGATCTTTGTTCACCTTCAACCATGTCTTGAAAGACTTGATTAGCGGCTTGACTGCATCAGCTACACCAAGAATCAAAGGAAGGATGAAATCGCCAAGCATGGCTTGCAGACCCTTGAATGAATTCTGCAGCGCTTTGATGTCCTGCTTCTGCTTGTCATTCTCTTTCCTCATGTCCATCGATGCAGCAACAAAAGACCCAAACACATCAGTAATAAGCCCTTGCAGAGATTTGAATACTTCAACACTTTTGAAGATCGTATCGATTGAAGACTTATAGGCCGCACCCATTCCTGACGCGCCCTTGCCAGCACCCTTTAAGGCTTTCCTGAATCCTCCTAGGACCTGCTTTGCACCGCTAATGCCTTTCTTGAGTGACTTAATGTCGGCACTCAATACGATCCCAGTTGTAACAGTCTTGGCCATTCTTATTGCCTTCTCTGCGCTCTCTTGATGGAGTCTTGTGTCTGCCTTAGTTCAGCCGATGTTTTCTCATCTTCGATGGTCTTGAAGGCTTCAAGGATAAATGCAGGTTGCTCCATCAAGTCAGCACCACCAAAGGGCAGCACGTTTAGAGACCTATAATCTGACCAAGTGTTAAGCATTTCAAATCCTATCTCGCCTATTGCTGACCATGGGCATTGATTTAGATCCGGTGCCCAGTTGATACCGAGACTTCGGATGGTACCGTTGCCGTTGCAATTACGCTGGATTCTGAGATGGTCTTGCTCTGCATACTCTGGACCTCGACATTTGGAACAGCCCCAGGCCTGTCGTCTGGTGTCTCCACTGATTGCAAATCTGATTGCGAGTTCGATTTTTTTTTAGCTGACTCATCAAGAGTACTATTCTTGACGATGGCTTCATAGATATCATGCAGAACCATAAGCTCATCAGGATGTGCCTCAAGGACACACTTGACCAGCGCTTCACCCGTTTTGGGTTCAGTTACTTCTCCTGTTGTCACATGCTGCGCAATGAACCCTCGAACATCATGCACATGCTTTTCAACTATAAGCGCTTTAAGCTCTTCCTCACGACGTTCAGCCGCTTGCATCAAGTCTTCACTTTCAAGGCTTGTAGCCTTTAGCTTTAATGACCCTCTAAGCTGTCTCATGTCTTTACCGCTCAAAGGCGAAATGAGAACCTGAAACGGATCTGGGTCTTGTAAATTGCCGTCGATATCTGGTGTGTACCAGCTTCTCAACGATGCATCGATTACTCTGATTTTTCTAGCCATGGCTTGCCCCTCTAGTTTGTTGTGATTGCAATGCTTACTGCATCTGTTGCTGTATCGCTTGTAGCCAATGCAGTAAAGGGCAGACTTATCGTCACCTCTTCTGCTTCTGGCACTGTAACCTCACTGAAATCAAATTCAGGTTTAGCAATCGTGATTGTCATTTTCTCGGTGCCTGAAGAGGTTGAGCCAAAACGAGCCACGATGTTATTGGATGAGTCAAAGTTGTATCGATAGATCAAGGTCTTTATTTTATCCTTGGCTCCTGTGATCGCAATCTCCCCAGTAATGTCTCGTCTCCCTGGGATGTAGTCTTGAACCGCTGCCTTGAACGCCTCTTGCACAGGCTTGAAGTTGTTCTTAACCGTTAGCGTAAAACTATTGATTTCAAAGTCTGAAGTTCCACCCCAGTCAAGTTGTCCACTAATGCCATTGATGAGGCTAGATGAAGTAGTTGTGATATCAGGGTCGAAAAAAGGGATGATAGCATCTCCATCGCCCGCTGAGGTGGGTGCCTCGTTCAGAGTGATATCATTTCCGCTAATGCTAAGGATTTGAAACCCGGTATTGCTAGAACCATCATCGCTGCCTATCTTGATCACAGAGTTAACCGTCAATGCGCCTACATTGGTTACAGTGATTGGATTGTTATTCGGAGAAGCATCATTGACGGTGGTGGTTGCCGTTGCTGCATAGTCGCTGGCTGTCCCTGTAAAGGATAGTTTTGGCTCATCTCCTTGTGCTACTGATAAAGTCATTTCCTCCGCTACAGCACCCCAGACGGATTCTGACATTACTTCATTTAGCTCGCGAACTAAGGTCATTGGATATTCATTCGTCTGACCCTGCGTTAGCGAGTAGGTCAGCACATAAGGACCTGCGCCTGATGACGCTACAGCGCCCATTGCTGACGACATCATATAGGTCCAGTCTGGATTGATTGCGCCTGATGTTTGATCCGGGATAAGCAAGTGGCATTCACAGCCCCATGTAACCGTCTTATTGCCCGTAATGCGCTCAAAGTAGTCACGAGTCTGGCTTGTGTCTGCTCGATTCTTCCGCTCTTGCTCATAGCTCATTGAGCTAGTCATGACGGTCAGCTGCTTTGGTGCCCTTGCCGCTGCATTGTCTGGAAGCGTAAAGGCAGGATAAGTCTGTGTTGATAGCTGCGGCTGAATGATGAACCGCTGATTCCTTCCTAGTGCATGTTTTTCGTTGAGTCCCATTTTATTTCTCCTAAGTGCTATTTACAGATCTTTGATAAAGGATATCAAAAGCCATGACAAGAGTACCGGACCCACCACGATGGTCATTGCTGTCTGTGTTCCCTTCGTCGGTCTGTGTCCCTTGCCAGTTTGTTCTAATTGCGTTCCCGTCTCTTGTGGTATCTGCATTGATTACGGCAATGATATCGTCTTCTATCTTAGCAAGCGCTTGTGTCTTGAGTTCACCCGCAACTACACTCACGTGTCCGACAATAGTCACCGGCAACCTTACTTGCAATAAATGATTCGGCTTGTATTCAACGGAAGATTGCCCAATCGGCGCAAATCCTACCCATGGCATTTGTGCTGCACCAATATCACCCCAGGGAACCAGAGTCCTCTCGACCGAGGTGACATCCGTCTTGTAACCGTTGGCAATCGATATCGTGTTCAATACTGTGTAAATGTTGTCCAGTATCAACTCTCGAACTGGCGTAGCCATTACTTATCAGCCTTTTTAGCTGACGTATCTGCTAGCTCTGCAAGCCTCTCGTTGAATATTCTCGGCCATTCCTTGCTAGATGCCTCTTGGGCTGTTTCGATGTAATGAGTTGCCTCTAGCTTTACTTTCCTAGCCAAGTTAAACATTACCCTGCCATTTGCATCCATGAGCACCAAGCCAAGCCTATAAGGTATCGGCGCAATGCCCACATGCAGCGCACCCTTGGGATAATCTCTAGGCCACTTGCCTAATGGGATGTCACGATTTGCAAGAGGAATTGCGAGGAACTTGCCTGGGCCTCTGCTAGATCTAATCGTTCCGCCTTCATTCTGAATACCGGCATAAACCAAATCAGAGATAGCACCCGCTGAAAGATTATCACCCGTTTCTTGAAGCATCTGGGCTTTGAATGACCTCATAAGATTACCCGTACCAGGCTTAAAGGTCTTCTGTGCTGTCCTCTTGATTTCACCCTCTGCGTGTTGAGCACACCTAAGCAGGGCAAGAGATACTGCCTTGTTTGAATTCGCTCCTAACTCATAGAGCAAGTCTGCCATCTTATTGGCACCATCAACCTCAAACCCTATCATCAGCAATCATCCCCTGTGGCATCCTCTGGACCTGCTTGTGGGTTATCGAATTGGCCGATGTCAAACGAAGGCTTGATAAAGTCTGACTCATCTTCAAATGCTTGCTTAGCTGCCTTAGACAGGCCACCAACAAACATCTCACTTTCAGTCAGCATCTCACGGCCCAGCTTGTTTCTAAGCTCAAGGTAGTGGTTGTATGCCTGTGACCTAGAGCTGGTAATCCCAGCAGCATTGCGGTCAACGTCTCTCGCTATCTTTGCAAGGATAGCCTCAACGCATTCAATGCTTGAGGGCAATACGGCAGGCTTGGAAGCAAGAACCGCGTTGATTTCTTCGTCACTTAATAGCGGTCTATTTGAATCGGTATCACCTATCCTAAACCGGACCTTGTCTTTGTTTGTGGTCAGGCTGGTTGAATAAGCAAACGACATCTAAAACCCCTTGAAGTTGTAAAGATGTGCAAGCCTAGAAGACCAAGCAACCAGGCTTGCACTTATCCTGTTTTTATATCGCGTCGTAAAAGAACAAACCACAGCTTGAGCTGACGGCTTTTTGGTCCCAATACATTTCAGCCTCTACACGATCAGACGCAAGCTGATCCATATAGAAAGACTTAATCAACGCACCACCAGCAGCATCAGCATATGGATTCCACGAAAATGTGTATCCGGCCGTAGGCTGCAATATGGAGGGTGTAGGATTGACATAGGCCAAGAGCCCGCTTTGACTCACGCCGGCATCCTCGCCAACAGCAAACGCATAAGACCCAGCCGCACCAGCTGCCGCTGAATTATAGATGCCATCAGCAATGACGACCTCATTCAGTCCAAGAAGGCTTGCAAGAAGCTGTTCGGTCAATACACCCGTTTGCGTGTACTTGATAGAATCAAGGATGGTCGCATTGTTCTTAACAACCGCGTAAACATCACGCGAGAGTAAGAGCTTATTAGGACGATTCCCTGTCGCCTTCTGAATGACATCACCCCAGGAATCAACCTGAGCAATGATGTCGGTGGTTGCAACTGTCCAGTTAGCAAAGTTCACACCACCACCTTGACGGTCTGTGTCCCAAACACCTGTGGTCATAAAGTCTTGCGCAAACTTGCGGTCTTCATGGATAAGCATTTTTTGAGCTAGGAAGTTGACAGCATCGCGTTCTGGGTCAATCGCTGGGTCTGCATTATGCCGTACTTCGTCAGCAATGTCCTTATGCAGTGCAAAGCGTTGAGCAGTATACGTTGCCGTAGTTAGCGCGTATTCTGACCCTGCTGATTCTGTTCCCGCTGCTCTAAGTTGAGCCTCATCCCGTAGGAAGTCGGCTTGACTATAAACAAAGTATTTATCGCTGCGGTACTGCACCGGCAATACCGGAAACATTTTCCTTGCAACGAAATTGTTAGCGTTTTGGATGTACGCCACGCTCATCTGCGTTAAAGCAGCATCTACATGAACCTGATTAACTAATGGGTTACTCATTATTTTCTACCTCTCTTCCTATGCTACTTTGCCGTTAGGGCTAAATACCATCGTACCTAACTCGCCATCTGCGCTAGCTGTCTCAATGATAATTCCAAGACGGAACGAAGCGGTATCACTGCGTTTACCTTTGCCGCTTGCGCCGCTTGCTGCGTTATATCCTGCGTCAAAGTCAGCCACTCCTGATTTGATTCTGCTGACGCCCGCAATCAAGACGGATGCCGCCTGACCTTGTGCAGATGGTGTGTTTTGCAGAATACCAATAGGATTCCCGTCATCACCTGATAGCTCAACTTGTCCGGCGGTATTGATTGAGACAAAACAATACTGACTTGCGGATAAATCCGTTGATGCCGGTAGCGTTATGTTCGTTTGATTTTCTGAATAAGCCATTATTTGTTACCCCTTCGCTCTGCTCTGTATTGATTTCGAAGGTCTGTGTTTTGTTCCCAAACCTTGTTTAGTGCAGACGCCTTTGTTAGTGACGAATCTTTTGTGATAAGTTCGGCAGCCATTGATTCAGCTG